GCCGTTTGAGGAGAAGGCGCCGGGGACATTCTCCCACACGATGTATCTTGGGTATTTACCATTTGTGGCACTCCTCATTTCTTTAATAATGCGGATGGCTTGATAGAACAGCACGGATTGCTGACCTTCCAGACCGGCTCGTTTTCCCGCCACCGACATATCGGTGCAAGGAGAGCCGAAGGTGATAATGTCCACGGGTTCAATCTTCCCGCCATCCATAGTGGAGATATCACCATAGTGTTTCATAAAGGGCAGCCGCTTGGTGGTTACCCTAATAGGAAACGGCTCGATTTCCGAAGCCCACACAGGAGTGATGCCGGAAAGCAAGCCGCCCAAAGGAAAACCACCCGAGCCATCAAAAAGGCTGCCCAGGGTGAGTTTTTGATTCATATCTTATCCCTCGAATTTCATATCAAAATAAAATGCGACTTCCGGGAATGCTTTCTCGAAGTCGCACACATATTTATAGCAGGCACTGTCGAGACCGTTGCTGATCGCAAACTCTCGAAGGCTCTTTTTCTTGTAGAACCCAGGCTGATTACACCATCTTGCGATTGTGATATACAAGCCTCGGTAGGGACTATCCATATAGCGGTTAAACCGCATCACATACGGCAGACACCTATGACGCATTAAAGTCGCAATGCGTCGAAAAAGGTCGAAAATATCTTGCTGCCAAAACGCACTGTCCCATTTATCAGTACGGTCAAAACCGCAGAAGCAGTAAAACTTCATAACAGCGTTGGTGTACTGGCGGGCAAGGATAATTTTCTGTTCGATGATTTCGGCATCGGCAACGTTATCGAAAGCGAAAATGTAATCGCCATCATACTTGCTGCCGAACAGCATCTCGCATTTTTCTGCTGTCAGTAATCTTTCATCCAGACCTTGCTTAAACTGAAAGGGCTTATTTGTCCGTTGCAGTTCTGAGAGCATTTCCTTCCAGGCAGGACAGCCAAAGAAGTTATCGTCCAACAGGCATATCTTTTTCCGTGCCGGATCTAAAAACTCGGTCAAGGGGCTGTGCCTCTGGACGCGGTCATAGTTGCGGTTAACACAAAAAGAGCATTTACGGAAACAGCCCCTGGTCAGAAAGCCTATGGAGTAGTCTGTGTAATAAGAATACTCGCGGGGTTTACCACCCTGTATCAGCATTTCTTCAACCCAGGGTTCATACAGCGTATAATCCGGCATTCCGTGTTCGACCTCGAAAGGTAGCACCGGGGCTTTATCATAAAAGAACCCCGTGCCGCCATATTCGATATTGGGAAGCCCAAGAACCCACTCCGGCACTTCGGTATCGGTGAATACTTTGGAGAGATAGATTTTATCGTATCCGTCCAATGCACGATATTCCGTGACCAGGGTAACCGCATCACCGAGGCATTTGTGGTAGCCGGAGATTTTCATACAAGCAAGGTTCGGAAAGCGGTGCCGTTTGCGACCAATTAGGTCAGCATCAATCACCGCTATCTTCATTGAACACCTCTTCGTATTTGTAGGTCAAACCATCACGCTGAACAGTTACCCCATCGGAAGAGCCGACCTGTTCAATGTACCGCTTCACGATAACATCGCAGAACTTTTCGTCCAACTCAATGGTGTAGCAAATGCGGTCGGTCTGTTCACAGGTGATGAGCGTACTGCCGGAGCCACCAAAGGGGTCAAGAACCACGGCATTGCTCATCGTGGAATTCATAATGGGATAAGCCAACAGAGGGATGGGTTTCATTGTGGGGTGATCACCATTCTTTTTGGGTTTGTCGAACTCCCAAATGGTGGTCTCTTTTCTGCCGGTGTACCACTGATGCTTTCCGTTTTTCTTCCAACCATAAAGGCAGGGTTCGTGCTGCCACTGATAAGGAGAACGGCCAAGCACCAGGGATTGCTTTTTCCAAATGCAACAGCCGGACAAATAAAAACCCGCATCGGCAAAAGCCCTGCGGAAGTTCAGACCCTCGGTGTCTGCGTGGAACACATAGATAGAAGCATCGTCCGCCATCGCGAAGTGCATCTGCGTGTACGCATCCAGGAGAAAGTTATAAAAGGCTTCATCAGCCATATTGTCGTTTTTGATTTTGCCCGCACTGCCTTCGTAGTTGACGTTGTAAGGCGGGTCGGTAATGACCAAGTTTGCTTTGACACCGCCCATCAGAAGATCGTAGGTTTCTTCCTTGGTGCTGTCACCGCAAACGAGGCGGTGTCTGCCAAGGGACCAAACATCACCCGCCTTGGAGAAGGTAGGCTTCTGAAGTTCCGTATCAACATCGAACTCGTCATCTTTGATACCGTCCTTGAGGGTATCCTTAAAGAGGTCATCGATTTCGGCAGGCTCAAAACCAGTAAGGGAAACATCGAAGTCAGCACCCTGGAGGTCTGCGATGAGCAGAGCAAGTTTATCCTTGTCCCAATCACCGCTGATTTTGTTGAGGGCAATGTTGAGAGCCTTTTCTTGACTCTCATCCATTTCCACAACAACGCACTCGACTTCGGTGATGCCCATATCCATCAGCACCTTCAAACGCTGATGGCCACCGACAACGCGCCCCGTGGTCTTGTTCCAAATGACGGGTTCGACATAGCCGAACTGCTCAATGGAGCGTTTCAGCTTTTCATATTCCGCATCACCGGGCTTTAGGTCTTTACGGGGGTTGTAATCGGCAGGCAGTAAGTCCGCTGTGTTTTTCTTTTCAATCAGCATACGAGACCCCACTCGGCAAATGCCTCAAAGCCGCCAACCGACTTAATGTAGGCTCTTGCCGTTTCCACGATTTCTTCGTAAGGGATACCGTCCACAGTTTCATCACCGATGGCGCAGAACAGTTCGACAGGCTTGCCGGTTCTCTGTGCTTCCAGGAAAGCATAGATATTCACGCTGACGTCTGCTTTGGACAGATCCTTGCCGTGCAGACCACCGCCAGTAACGGAGTCAGCCATATCGCTGCCCAGCTTGCGGTTGGTAGCACCGGTGTCAACATCCGTGCCACCCGTCCAATCACCGAGAGGGTTGATTTGACCGTTGGGATATAAGGACTTGAGGTCTGCGGTTGCAGCATTGCTCTGGCAAATTATGAGGTCTGCCTCATTGACAATGTACTTCCCATCAAAGGGGTAGCGGTTGTAGATGTCCTTTGCAATAGCGACGAGGGCTTTCTGTTCCTCGGTAACCGGCACGCCTTTAAAGATGCCGTTATCACCGCAGCGGATGCTGGCTGCCTGGTTACGAGCGAGGTGTGCATCCTGGGGTACGATTACGATATTGCACATAAGGTTACCACCGATACGGACGATTGCCTTTGCTACATCAGCCCTGTCAATAGGAGCAGAGGTTTCGATGATAGCGTGGCAGGTGCCGTGGCCGATAAGAACCTCAACAGCAACCTTGGGGTTTTCTTGAACAGCGTATGCCAGGTCAACGATTGCTCCGGCAATTCTGTCAGCCACCTTATCCGGGTGGGCGGGATTTACTTTTTCAAACATATCATTTTCCTTTCCGAGCAGTAAGTAAACGCTCCATGAGATCATCCTGGGGAGAGGCACCGCCATACTCCACAGAACAGTTTTCCTTAACGATTTGATAGATTTGATACCAAACCTGGTTGACTTGCTTCATATAGGTTTGGCTCATCGCAACGTAAGGTGATGCGATTGCATTGCCGGTTGTGGGATGCTTTGCAAGGAAGCCGTATTCAGAAATGCATTCCTCACACTGAATCCAACGGCTGACACTCATTGCGTATTGCTCGATAAGCTGGTTGTTTACTAACTGTTCGCAGTTACGAGCCTTCAGCCAAGTGTAGGTGTCACGATAGACCTCTTCGGCACAGAGATCCTTACCGTTTTTCTGTTTTGCCTTCAAATATTCCTTTACAGGCGGAACTTCCACACCCTCAAAGTCCACAGGTGCGGGCAGAATCATAGCGTTTTCAAGCCTTCCGTCTGCGATTTTGTCGACTAAAGCCTTGGGTTTTCTACCCGAGCCGACCCTGGAACCACCTCGTGCAGTTCCGTCTTTTGCCATAAATTTCACCTCCTGGGGTTAATACCCCGTTTGATTTCCCGTTTTTTCACACGAAGCCCCACGCCCGTTGCTCAACTATTTAGTCGTAGAGATTTTGATACCCCCACCAGGGGGCGGGGCGGCACAATGAAAAAAGACACAACCTACTGGTTGTGCCAACGGTCACCACGCTCGGCGTGGATTTTTGCGTGACAGGCTTTACACAAAGCAATTAAATTATCTCTTGCGTGAGTGCCCC